GTCTTACAGAATCGAAGAGATGGAAAAGAAAATGAAGATGATGGAAGAGGCAATGATGCCACCAGTTGACCAAGAAGTTAACCAAGAAGTTGCAGGTATCAAAATGCAAGAAGAAGAGTTACCAAAATTAGATGGTGCTCCAATCGAAGAAGGTTTGAAATTTGCAGCAGACAACAGAAAAAATTATGGTAAGAAAACAAAAGACGCACAATCTTCTTTCTTATCTAAATTATATAATTAAAATTATTAACAATCCAAAAAAGGAAACAATGAACAAATTACAAAAATTCGCACTTCCTACAATTGACAATTCATCTTATAGAGGTGAGGCGGCTTCAGGATATATCGCAGCAGCGTTATTAAGTGCAAACACATTGGATAAAAAGCTTGTTACTATCATGCCAAACGTGAAGTATAAGTCTGTAATCCAAAAATTAGCTACAAGTGGTATCGTACAAGATGCTTCTTGTGACTTCACAACTTCAGGTAGTGTATCTATCTCTGAACAAATCTTAGAACCAAAAGAATTACAAGTTAACTTACAATTATGTAAGCAAGAGTTTGTAGATTCATGGGAAGCCCTGAGCCTAGGTTTTTCAGCATTTGATGAAATCCCGAAGTCATTTAATGACTTTTTGGTGTCATATGTTGGGGGCGTAGTTGCACAAGCAACAGAAGAAAACATCTGGGCTGGAACTAACTCAAATGGTTCTTTCACAGGTTTCCAAACTTTATTCTCTGCATCAGTTGCAACGGGTGGAGCAACGGATGTATTACCTGCAAGAACAGCTGGTACAGGTGCAATCATCTCTGGTAGTGTAACTTCTACGAATGTAATCTCTGTATTAGACGCAGTTTACCAAACAATCCCTAAGACTGTATTCGGTAAGCCTGATTTATTAATCTATGTTTCTACTGATGTAGCTAGAGATTACCAAGCAGCTTTAGCTGGCGGTGGTGCTTCTGGTTTAGGTGCAAACGGATTCAACAACCAATTGAATGTAGGTGAAAAACCAATGAACTTCAATGGTATTGAAATGGTAATGTGTCCAGGTATGGGTACTAACAAAATCGTTGCAGCTCAAAAGTCTAACTTATTCTTCGGAACAGGTTTACTTTCTGACTACAACGAAACAAAAGTAATTGATATGGCTGATATCGATGGTTCTCAAAATTACAGAATCATCATGAGATTTACTTCTGGTGTTCAGTTCGGTGTTGGACAAGATATCGTATACTTCGGTGCATACTAAAAAATAACTAATTGGTCGGTGGGGGTTAAAATCCTCACCAACTAATTTTAACTAACAAAATTAAAAATTAATCATTATGGCAGCTTGTAATTTAAGTGCTGGAAGAAACGAAGTGTGTAAAGAGAGTGTAGGTGGACTTCAAGGAGTTTACTTCATTAACTACACAACTGGGTCTTTCACTAAGAATGTGAATGGTGAATTAACAGCAGTACCATCAGGTAGTGTGTTATATTACTATTCTTTAAAAGGTTCAAGTGCATATACTGAAACTGTTAACACTTCAAGAGACAATGGTACTACTTTCTTCTCACAAGAATTAGTATTGAACTTGAAGAAATTGACAAACGAAATGACTACTCAATTAAAGCTTATGGCTTATGGTAGACCTCAAATTATCGTTTGGACAATGAACGGTGATGCTTTGTTAGTTGGTGAAAGAGAAGGTGCAGATGTAACCGCAGGTACAATTCAAACAGGTGCAGCAATGGGAGACCTTTATGGTTATTCTGTTACTTTCACAGGTCAAGAACAATTACCGGCAGTATTCTTATCAGGCTCAACAACAACTAATGCATTAGGTGGTTTAACTAATAACTACACAGTAGTATACGGTTCAAACTAATCAGTATAGCATAAACTATATTAGTGGGATTATCATTTATTTGGTAATCCCATTTTTTATTTGTATATTATATACATAACGATTATTACCTAATGTATTGTTATTATTAGATATAGACAAGATAAAACATAGATAATGCTAGCTTATTACATATCTCAATCCAATGAGTATACATTTAGAACTGAACCAACTGCATCGAATCAATTTACGATGAGTTTGCAAGATATGATTACTCTACAAAATGTAACAATGAGTATGAGTGGCATAACCTTTGAAGGATACGAATCTTTCATAGGATTTACAGGTAGTATAAGTGGAACAATTGAAAGTAGTGAATATCGTGCAGTATTATACAACCAATCAGGTAGTGCATCTATTGACATATGGCATGGAACTATACAAGTTTATGCATCACAATCAATTGACAAATCAGTATACGAAAACCAAATACCACCTGTAATTTCACATGAAAGTGAAAACAGATATATAATTTTGAATTAATATGAAACAACAAGAGAAATTTTCCATCGTTAATGTAAATAATAATCAGTTACCAATAATAACTGAGGATACAAAGACTCGCTATAACTGGATACCATTCGGTGTTTATGGACATGACGACTTTTTCGATGCAGTAAATACAACATACAATATCAGTACAACTAACTCTGCATGTGTAGAGGGTATTGCTGATTTAATATTTGGTAAGGGTTTATACTCAAAGAACGAAGCATTCAATCAAATATTACAAAAGTTAATTCCACAGGAAGAAACTAAAAGAGTTGCATTTGATTTAAAATTATTCGGTAATGCTGCATACCAAGTTTATTGGGATGATACACATACTAAAATAATTAAGATGTATCACATTCCAGTTCAAACACTTCGTGCAGAAAAGATTGGTAATAATACTAAAATACAAAACTATTATTATTGTATCGATTGGAATGACCATAGAAAGATTAAAGATAAAAAAACTATTCCCGCATTTGGTACATCTAATGAGAAGATGGAAATACTTTACATTAAGAATTATCAACCAGGTTTGTATTATTACTCTTTGCCTGATTGGGTTGCAGCAATGCAATTCGCAGTAGCAGAAGGTGAGATATCAAACTTACACATAAACAATATTACAAATGGTTTCTTACCAGCAGTAATGTTAAACTTCAATAATGGTGTACCAGGACCTGAAGAAAGAGAAACAATAGAAGATTTAGTTCAAGCTAAATTTACAGGAACGGATAACGCAGGTAGATTTATGTTATCATTTAACGATGACCCTGCAACTAAACCAACTTTGGATGTAATCGATATACCTAACTTACATGAGAAGTATGACTATGTTGCAGAATACACTCAGGATAGAATTTTAGTGGCGCACAGGGTCACATCTCCACTCTTGTTTGGTATTCGTACAAAGAACAATGGTTTCTCCTCACAATCGGAAGAAATGAAGACTGCATTTTCTATCATGCAAACAATGACTATTAGTCCATTCCAAAATCTAATCTTAAATGCATTAGATATGGCATTGACAGAAGGTGGTTATGATGAGATGGAATTATACTTTGAACAATTAACTCCATTAGTAATCCTTTCACAACAAGCAGAAGAAACTGGTAAATCGGTAGAACAAGTTGAAGATGAAACTAATAAGTCAATGGAGAATCCTGCAACACAAGAAGATGCAGCTGACCAAACAATAGAAGAACCATTACCGACTAATATGAGTTCTGCACATTTTGCAAAAGAATACGAAATATATAAAAAATAAGATATGGCTTACGCACTTTTCATTAATAGAAATGATATAATTAAGAACACACCATTACAGGGTGCAATTGATGCAGATGCATTATTACCATTTGTAAGAACTGCACAAGACAAATACTTAAAGAATCTTTTAGGTACAGTTTTGTTTGATTACTTACAGGCACAAATAGTTGCAAACACAGTTTCATCATTGTCAATATATTATCAAGACTTATTGGATGACTATATTAAAAATTCTTTGATGTGGTATTCTGCGGTTGAGTATATTCCTTTTAGTAATGTACAATTCAAATCAAATGGTGCAGTTAAACAACAAAGTGAACAAGGTGTTGCACCTTCCAAAGCTGAGATTGATTATCTTAAACAACAAGCACAAAACAATGCTGACTATTATGCTTTAAGATTACAAAACTATTTGATTGCATATTCAAACAATATACCTCAATACTTACAATCAGTTGGTAACCAAACACAAATCTATCCTGACCAAAGTAATAATTACTTCCAAGGAATACAATTA